TCATCCGAGGTCCTCCAGCAGCTCGCGCGCGATCATCGCCGTTGCATCCAGCAGGTCGTGACCGCTGCCGGCCCGCACCACCACCGCCAGCAGGCTACGGCCCACCTCGGCATTGCCGCTGGTCAGTTCCATTTCGCCTTCAAAGCACAGATCGGCCAACCACTCGTGGGCCTGCTGCAACCCGCGCTTGCGGGTATGGCGGAACTCCGAAAGCAGCTTGGCCTGGCCGGCTTCGTGCTCGCCATCGGCCAGCAGGCCGATGGCACCGCCGTGTGCCGCGCGCCAGATGGCTGGCAGCGGACGACCGTTCGCGTCCACCACGTCTGCCGAGAACTGCGCGCAGTACATTTCGTAGCGCTTGCCCGCCGTGCTGCGGGGCACGATGCCGGCCTCGGCGAGCAGGCGTTCGGCTTCATCCAGTTTGCTGAACTTCAAGCGCAGCAGTGCAGGGCGGCTCAGGTGTTGTGCCAGCGCCTGCTGGTTGGCGGCGAACCAGACGTTCCAACCCACGCTTGCGCGGCCTTCCAGTGCGGCCTTGAAGTATTCCAGGTGTTCGGCGTCCATTGCGGTCTCCTGCGCTCCCTGCGCGATTGTAGCGGGCGCACATCCGGGCCGGTCAGGCATCGCCGCTGGAGAGGCAATGATGTGCCTCGCGCACCAGTTGTCGTGCGGCCACGATCAGCCCGTCGGTGTGGAAAGCGCCCAACTGTTCGTCCGGACCGCCTTCGTTGCGTGCGCGGTCGGCGGCCTGCAGCAGATCGAGCACTGCGGTGAGCCCAGACATCGAGCGGCGCAGCGAAGCATGATTGCTGGCGCCGAGGGTGAGGCTGCTGCACGGTTGCCCGTCATCGCTGTCGGCGCGGCTGATGGCATTGAGGCACGCGAAGAAGGCAGGCGACTGCACGGGCAGATTCTGCTCGTGCAGGGCGCATTCGATTTCGCGTGCGAGGTCCTCAGGCATGTCGCTGGCGATGTCGCCGATCAGTGCGTGCAGGCGGGGACGGATGGCGATGCGGTTGGTCATGGCGAAACCCTCACTGGCGTGGGGCCACCTTCCGGAGTGAAGGTGGCGGACGGTGCGGGTTGGCGTACCAAGGCAAACGAACTCCCATCGAGAAGAAGGCCTGGCGGATCTGTCGATCCCCACGCACCGGCCGCCATTGAAGGCAATCAGTGCATTCTCTCTGCTGCGACGTAATCCGCAGCGATGGGTGTTCGTTCGTTTATTCGAGACGCCAATCCCGGCCAAGGCGTCTTGCCTCGGCGCGGCGATCATCAGCCGGGCAATCACATCGGTCTGTAAGGAGAGTTCTCAACTTTCCCCAGGCAGGCCAAACGTTTCCCGTTGTGTGCCGCCCAACACCTGTGAGTAGTGCGGCGCGTCACTGATGGCGCACATCGCCGCCCCTACCGACCATGCACATGACGACTCCGGAGCGATGCCGCCACGGCAATCGCGTCACCCCGCGCGGCGAAGGCGGGACCATGCCACGCATGGAGCCAGAGGGTTCCATCCCTGCGCTGTCCCGCCGCCCCGGGCAGGCGTAGTCTCAGCCCGTTGCCATGCTCATCCACCCTGGAGTGCCACCATGCCGCTCGCCCGCATCGATCTTCGCAAAGGTAAGCCCGCCGACTACCTGCAACGCGTCGGCGAAACCATCTACCAAGCCATGCGCGCGGTGGGTGTGCCGGAAAACGACCGCTTCCAGATCTTCCAGGAACACGCGCCTGGCACGCTGATCTACGACTCCGGCTACCTGGGCGTGGACCGCACCGACGATTTCATCTGCATCCAGATCACCTGGAACGAAGGGCGCACGCTGGAGCAGAAGAAGGCGCTGTACGCCGGCATCGCCGATGGCCTGCATGCGGCGGTGGGCATCCGCCGCGAGGACGTGTTCATCAACCTGGTGGAAGTGAAGAAAGAGAACTGGTCGTTCGGCAATGGCCAGGCGCAGTATGTGATCTGATACCGTGCCTGGGCGCATGGGCCCGTCAAACCAGCAAGGAGTGTCAAATGGGGAGCAGGATCTTCCGGACGTTGGGCATTGCCTTGGTCCTGTGGGGCGTGCTGGTGCCCGGCAGAGGCTCGGCAGCCGACCCCATGCGAACCGCGCTGCCCATCGTGACGTCCCAGATGAAGGCCGAGCAGATGCTGGACAGCATTCACAGAATGCCGCCTCTGGAGGGTGCTCAGAAGCAGGACATCAGTGGCTTTGTGAAACAGCGGCTACCGCCCCGGATGGGCCTGTTGAACGTCAAGGCAGCCTTCGAAGATATTCCCACCGTGCGGATATCCCGACCGGCTGACGGTGTGCTGGTTGTGCGCGACGAAAGAAGACGCTGGCTGTGGTCGCGTACCCATGTCGTGGTGATGACCTATCGCTTCACCTACATGCCTGAGCAAGCCAAAGTGCACGCAGTCCGATACACGGAGTAGCGCCGGCAGGTCGTAGCAGTGTTGCAGCAACTGGATCGGGAGTACCGCATGCGCACCCAGCCTGGATCTACACCTCGCTGCCAACCTGCTCGTCTTCGGTAGCTGGCGCGCTGCTGGCCGCCTTCACTGCATCGGCACTGTTGGGTTGTTCGCACTCGATGCTCGTCACGTAGCCGTCGTTGCCGATGCTGTGCTCGGCATGCTTGACCAGCCACCGCCCATCCACACCGTCGCGGAAGCCCTGCATCACCACCGTGGCTTCGGCCATCAGCGTCTGGCGGCCGGGCAGGGTGTAGCTGAGCTTGCGCGTCTGCCGCGCCTGTTCGCGTTGCTTGGCGCGGGCTGCTGCTTCGGCGGTCGCGCGGTCGGCGTAGGCCATGCGCAGGCGCACGATCGGTTCACCGCTGCCCACCTTCACCTCCTGGCGGTTTGCGCCGCGTACATCGCGGTAATAGGCGATGGTGGTGCCGGCCTTATCGCGTGAAGCGATGGTGACCTTGTAGGCACTGCCATCGGCGGGAGTAAGGGTGACGTCGGGAATGCGTTCGCCACTGGCCGTGGTGGATTCGCCGCGCGTGACGAACATCAGGCGTCCGCCGCCCGGCTTGGCGATGGCGTCATGCTGTTTGCCCAGCCGCAGCAGCAGATTCATGTCCGACTCCTGCGACTGCACGGTGAGCGGCAGCACGATCGACGCCAGGGATTCACTCACCGCTGCGCTCAGTCCGTGCTCGCCCGCCATGCGCTGCACCATGCCGCCGATCGTCGTGCCCTTTTTCCAGGTGCGCGTCTTCTGCGTCTGCAGATCGTTCTTGCCACCCTTGCTGGTCTCGAAGGGCGCCGCGCGTGCGCGCAGGGTCATGCTGCCTGGATAGCCGGAGATTTCCACTTCATCGCAGATGTACAGGCCCATGCGTCGCACCTCGCCGTCATAGCCGATGAAGGCCTCCAGCTCGGCACCCACGGGAGGCAGCTGGATCGGATCGGACGGATCGTAGTCGGCCAGCTGCAGCTCCAGCGTGTCGGCGGTGTTGCCGGTTTCGTCCGTGATGCGCAGCGACTTGAAACGCGACATGATCTTGTCGGTGATGTCTTCGCTGTTGGCCACCACACGGAAGGCCGGTTCGACGTTCAATCCCACAGCGATACTCCCGAACGTTCATTGGCTGGACGCTGTACATCCGGCAGGGTGATCACCAAGCCCGCAGGGAGCACCGCGCCGCGCGCGGCCAGGCCCGGGTTGGCGTCGAACACCGCGCGCAGGATGGCCGGTGATTGTTCGCCATAGTGCGCATACGCGATGCGGTCGACGACGTCGCCGTCGCGGGTGTTATACGTTCGTGCCATGGCTGTGCTTCCGCAGGGAGAGGGTGAAGGTCTGCTGGCGGATGTCGCCATCGGGCGTGAAGTGCTTGCTGGTGGCTTCGATCTTGTCGATTACCCACAGGCCGAGATTGCCACCACGGCCGGTCAGCAGCCGCTGTGGTTTGCCCTGTGCGGCCAGCCTGCGCAGCTCCGACATCTGGTTGCCCTTGCCACGGAACTCGTGGTTCAGCACGCCTGGCAGCGTCATGGTGGCCTGGCCCGGTCCGGTGTACTGCAACGCGGCCAGCTGGCCGACCCGCTCCTGCGCCTGCCAACGGAACTCGTTGGATTGCTGGATCTCCTGGAACACCGCGGTGTTGAGGCTGAACTTGAAGCCGCCCAGCATCAGCAGCACGGGCGCGTTGCCTGAATCGTTGCTCTGGAAGCCGGACAGCAGCTTGTCGAGGGTTGCGGTTACGAACTCGCGCTTCATGCTTAGTTCCTGTCTCCCAGGGTGGCGCGGGCCTGTATGGCCTGCTGGTGCTGCAATGCATTGGCGGTACGCCGCGCCAGTGCCTCGCTGGATTCCCCCGGTTGCTGGTGGATGGTGATGTTGTTGGTCTGTTGCTGCTGCACGGTGGTGGGCATGCGTGGAGTGCCCGAGGGCATCGACGGTGCCTGTCGTCCCTGCTGCGCGCTGCCGAAGTCTGCCATGCGCCGCTTGAGGACATCGCTGTCGTTGGTGCCGACCGCGTACGCGACACGTGCCATGTCACCGATGCCGCCACCGCCGTTGGCTGTCATGGAGCCGTAGACCGCCTTGCCCATGTTTGCGCGGTCCACGGCGATGCCCGCACCTTCGACGGCCTTGTCCTTGAGAAAGCCCAGACCGCCTCCCACTTTCTCCGACACCCAACTGATGCCATCGAGCAACGGCTGCAGCTTGCCCATGATCCAGTCGATGGCCGCGCCTGCCGATGCCATGATCGCGTCCCAGGCACCGCCCAACGTGACGGTGATCCAGCCGGCGGCGATACCCAGCATGTCACCCAGCCAGGCGATGGTCTGAACCACGCCACCGATCACCTGGATGACCAGACGGAAGTTGGCCAGCAATGCCGTGCCCACCAGCGAGCCGATCTCCGCTACGCGCGAAAGTTCGTTGCCGGTGTACTGCGCGGGAGCCAGCATTCTGGAGAGCCAGTCCCATGCCTGGCCCAGCAGCCCGCCGACCGCTTCCCATGCCGGGCGCAGCGGCTCGACGGCGCGCATCAGTTCGCCCATGGCGGTGGTTCCTGCGCCGCTGAGGCCATCCCAGACGCCGCCGAGGAAGGCCTTGATCGGCTCCCAGTACTTGCGCACCAGCAGGGCGCCGGCGGTGATGGCGGCGATGGCGATGGCGATCGGACCACCGCCGATGGCGCCGACGGCGGTGGCGACCACGCGGAACCCCGATGCCAGGCGCATTGCCGTCGGACCGAACTGCCCCATCTGCGCCAGCAGGCTGCCGCCGCGGAACAGCTCGAAGGCCTTCTGCACCGCCAGGATCGGGCCCTGCAGGAACGTCCACGCATAGCGGACGCCGAGTACCGCGGTGCGCATGCCCATCAGGCCGACCACGACCTGGGTGGTATTGGCGATCAGCTTCGGGTTTTCCTGCACGAACGACGCAACGCCGTTCAGCAGTTCGGTCAGCTTCACCGCCGTTTCACCCACAGCCGGCAGCAGCGCGGCACCGAAGGCCTTGGACAGGTTGTCGACGGCGATCTTCGCGCCTTCGATCTTTTCCGGATCGCTCTGGATCTTTGCCGCGAAGCCGCTGTCGGTGGTGCCTGCCGAGCTGTTGAGCGCCTTGTCGCGGATGCGGATGTACTCATCCCAGTTCTGGATCATCGGACGCACGAAGTTCTGCGCCTGCGCATCGCCGAACAGCTTGCCGATCTTCGTCTGGTCACCGGCGGTGGCTTGGATGATCGCCTGCATCGCTGCATCGAACGGATTGCCGCCGGTGCTCTGCGCCTCATTGATGATCCTGCGCAGGTCCAGCTTGAAGCCCTTCTTGGCCTTGGCCTGCAGGTCCGGCGAGAGAATGCTGGCCATGAAGCGCTGCATGTTGCCGGCGGCTTCGTCGGCGCCACCGGCACCCTGGCGGGCGACATCCAGCGCCGCGCCCATGGTGGCTGCGGCCGCATTGCCATGCATCTGCAGTGACTGGAACGCGCTGCCCAGCACCGGCAGCGCCCCCGCCATGTCCTTCAGGCCGACACCGCCATCCTTGCCCGCCACGACCAGTACGTCCAACGCCGATTGCAGGCCGCTGGGGTCGATCATCAACGCCTGCTGCAGGCCCGACGCAGCAAGGGTGACATCGTCGATGCTCTCGCCGGTAGCGGTGGTGGTGCGGCCGATTGCACCCAGGCTGGACTGCGCGGTCTGCGCATCCAGTCCGGCGGCGACCAGCTGGCTGACTGCGCGCTGCAGCTCGCCCGCGCCCTGGTGGGTGCGGCTGGATTCGGCAAGGATGGTCTGGCCCAGCGCGGCGACCTGTGCGCGGGTCAGGTTGGCTGCGTTGCCGATGGCCTGGTTCTCGCGCGCGAAGCCGGCGGCATTCTCCACCGGTTTGGCCAGCGTGGTGATGGCGCTGCCGAGCATGCCGCGCGCATCGCCGAACGCCGAACCCAGCTTCTCGCGCTTCTCAAGATTCGCTGTGCGCGTGTCCTCGATCCGCTGCAGCGCTTCCTGGGAAGCGCGCAACGCATCGGCCTCGGCGCGCATGCGGGCGAACTGGTTGCTCGACCTGCCCATGACATTGAGCTTGCGCTCGAGCTTGTCGGCTTCATCGCCAAGGCGCTTCAGGCCATCGTTGCTGAAGGACAATGCGTCCTGCAACGACCGGGAAACCGAGCCGCCGATCGTGATCGTTGTCGTTTGAACGTTACTCGCCATGTACCGGCAATCCCTGTATCCACCAGATGAACTTCGACACCCGCAGCGTCATGATCTCGCCCAGGCCCCAGCCGGTGTGGCCGGCCAGGGCGAGCGCTCCCTGCCTGATCTGAGGCAGGGTCAGGTGGTAAAAAGCGCGACGCCGGCCTGCAGGCGGGCGTAGTCGCGCAGCGGCATCCTGCGCACGTCATCCGGTGCGATCTCGCACAGGTTGGCGATCATCCGCACTTCGCGCTGGGCATCGGTGCCCTTGTCGTCCTGGTAGCGCTCCATGTCTTCCACGGTGGGCTCGCGCATGCGCAGCACTGCGGTGTCCATGCCATTGACCTGGCGCGGGCGGGAGAGGGTGATTTCGGCATAGCCGTCGCGCTCGATGACGGTGTCTGCAGTGGTCTTGGTCTTGCTGGACATGGATGTATTCCTGGATATCGATGGAGTGCGGTGGATGCGGGGGCGCAATGCGCCCCCGTGTACTTCAGTGCGGGGCGGGCTCAGATGCCCAGTGCACCGCGGATGCCGGCCAGTGCGTCCACGCCGCCCTGGCGGGCGATCATGTTGGTCACGTCGATCTCCTGCACCACCTGCGCGCCATGGGTCAGCTTGTAGTAGCTCAGCGCCAGGCCGACCTTGACCGTGCCCTTCTCGCCGACCTTGGTCTCGCCGCGATCCAGCGACTTCACCTTGCCGCGCATGTTGTGCACGACCTGGGAGACCGTACCGTCGTCGGCTTCCAGCGCCTCGCGGGCGGTGAAGCCGTACTCCTTGCTTTCGATGACGTGGAACTTGGACATGATCTCCGCGTCATCGGAGGCGAAAGTCACTTCGGCAGTCAGCTTTTCGTGGCCGAGGACGATTTCGGTCGGTGCGAGCATGCCGCCGGCCTGGAAGTCCTCGGTCTTCAGCGTCAGCTTGGGAGCGGTGAAGGTCATCACGCTGCCGGCATAACCCTTGCCGTCGACGTAGAAATTGAAGTTTTTGCGGATCTTGCGCGCCATGCTTAGAAGATCTCCGAGACGTAGTTGTTGTTCATGTGCATGCGGAAGGTCAGCTGCTCACCCGGGTAGGTCGGGGTGAAGTCGAAGTCCCAGTAGAAGCGGCCCTGGGCCACGCTGTCCGCTGCGTTCAGGTCGGGGTCGATCCAGCAGTTGCCGCCGAGGATCGCACCCTGGGTCTTCAGGCCGCGCAGGAAGGCATTGACACCCTCACGCACGTCGTCGACGTAGGTCTTGCTGATGCCGCGGTCGACGGCCCACAGATGGGCGGCCTCGAGGCTGTCGGCAATGATGTCGGCAGTGCGCACCACACACAGGAACTGCCACTTCTGGTCGCTGCTGGCGGTACGGTTGCCCCACAGGCGGAAGCCACCTTCGCGGATGATGGTCGCCACGTTCGATTGGTTCAGCAGGTTGGCGCGGCTGCTCGCATCGGAGAGACCGAAGTCGATCGCACGTGCGGTACCGACCACACCGTTGAGCTCCAGGTTCGACGGCGATGCCCACCAGCCACGTTCGTTGTCGCTGCGGGCGATGGCGCCGGCCACGGCACCGGAGGCGTAGCGGGTGACGATGGCATCACCGGACTGCACCAGCAGCGCCGGGTCGACCACGTAGACGCGCTTGGAACCGGTCAGAGCGGTGGTGCTCTTGGCGGCGTCGTCGTTGCTGTTCGGGCCATCCTTGATGATCACCGCGCGCAGCTTGTCGGCAATGCCGAGCAGTTCGGCCACGACCGGGTTGGCCAGCAGTTCGGTGTCGCGCTTTTCGTGGGTGTGGGTGAAGCCCGGCACCGCCAGGATGCGTGGCTTGATGCCCACTACCGACTTTGCCGCCAGCAGTGCATGCACGCCGGTGTAGGCACCGGTCTGCGTGTTCACGCCGCCCAGCACGTTGGCCAGGGTGTCGTTCTCGGTGGCGCCCTTCTCTACGCGGATGACGACGACGACCGCGTTGGACTGGTCGAAGATGGCGTCGAGCTGGCCCGGGAGGGTGCCCTCATCGACTTCGGTTGCGGCGTTGGCGAGCAGCTTGGCAGCCTGCGAACGCGAGGTCACCAGGACCGGGGTGTTGTACGGGAAGGCGGTCTTGTCGGCGCGGGGCGCGGTGCCCACGATGCCGATGACGCTGGTCGAGGCAACAGCGATCGAGCGGGAACCACCATCGATGTTGACGACCTGCACGCCATGCAGAAATTCGGCCATGCGTTGTTTTTTCCTTGGTTGGGTGGGTGCTGCGGTCGCGATCTGCGCCGCATGGGTACATGTTCGTATCTGGCCGCGGCTGGATTAATTGCAGCCGTGGCCCGAACCTCATGGTTGCGGCGGCGCGGCCGGGGTGGGGTCGGGTGCAGTGACCATCACCCAGGCGGCACGGGTTTCATCGAAAGTGACCGGGTAGCTGCGATCCGCGGGCGGTGCCAGATCGGTGACCGACGGCGGCAGCGCGACCCCACGGGAAACGGGAGTAGCGAAGCTGGCATCGTGCTTGTTCCACAGCGGCCGCGTGCTGTAGTCCGGCAGCAATGTCCATTCGCGTCGGCTGGCATTCCACGCGTTGTACTGCGCGGTGGTGCCATCCAGCTTGAATGGCTCGGACAGGGTTACGTCCTTGGGCAACGGCTCGCCCAGCGCAAGGCGATTGGGTATCGCCATCGCGGTGCGTGTGTCCCACAGCATGTGGTTGCGGAAATCGGCCACCGTTTCCCAGCGTGAGCCGTCGTCGGCCAGGCGCAGTGCCTGGTATTCGCCGGCAGTTTGGCGAGGCGTGACGTCCACGGTGAAGTCGGGCAGGTTCCAGGTACCGTCCGGGGAAGGCTGCAGGCGGACTTTGCCCATGTAGGCGCGGGTATCGGGATCGTAGGAGTGCGCGAAGCGCGGTTCAGTAGGCAAGCTCATGTCCTCAGTACGCGATGCAATAGATCATCCGCAGGCCGGCAGGCAGGTTGCGGTCGCCACCGGTGTTCTCCACCACGATGGTGTGGGTGTGTGCACCGGCATCGGCGGCCGAGGCGGCATGGCCGTGGTCACCGACCTGGGCGATGGAAATGGTGTGCGAGTGGCCACCGGCGCCGTTCATGCCGATGTTGTGGCCATGTGCGCCTGCGCCGTCGGTGCTGAAGCTATGGGCGTGACCGCCGGCGGGTGCTGTGGCACCGTCCGGATACAGCGCATCGTTGTCGCGTTCGCGATAGACGCCGTAGCCATTGAGGGCAGGATTGGAGGGAACAACGCCTCCATGCTGGTGGTCGCCGGCCCACGAGGTGCCACCGGTATGCGCATGGTGGCCCTGCGAGTCGGTCCATGCACCGTGCGCGTGGTCACCGACGGCACTGGCGCTGGCACCGTGGGAGTGCGCGCCGCCTGCGCCCACGGAAATGGCGTGGCTGTGGTTGCCTGCCGTTGCCGCGCTTGCACCGTGGGCATGGCGGATCACTTCACCCTGGGTGAAGCTGCCGACCGCTTCCGGGTTCAGCGTGTGCGTGACCACCGTGCCTTCCTGCATTGCCGGGAGGTTGAAGGTGGTCGCGCCATCACCGGCGCCGTAGCGGGTACCGATGGCGGCGAACAGAGCCGGATAGCTGGCACGCGGAACAGCGGCGCCATTGCACAGCAGCATGCCGTTGGGCGCAGTGGCACCGGCGAACAGAATCACCTGTCCGGGCACGTGCACGCTGGATGGCACGCCGGTCATGTTGCGCCAGTCCAGGTAATGGTTGCCGTGCCTGCCATCGAGCAGATCGGCATCCAGGCCCTTGTCGGCGCCTTCGTCCTTCAACGCTGCCGATTTCAGCCCCAGGGCGGAACGGAACGCGGCATCGGTTGCGATCGACAGCAGCGTGCGCACGAACTGGGTAGGGGCGCTGGCGCCAAAGCGATTGTCGATGAAGGCACGCAGCCCGCGGGGTGTCACCGCACGCTGGGTGTCTGCACCATCTTCGGTCTCGGCCGTAGTGGCCAACTCGACCACACCCTGCACTTCGGTGGTGGAAGGGGGATAGATGAATTCGGCATTGCCGAATTCGATCAGCGCGGTATCGACTTCACTGAAGCGGGTATCGGTGGAGAGCAGCAGCATCGAGGCTGCGGTCTTCTCCATGATGGGATCGGTCTGGCCGAAGGTTGCAAACAGCGTGCCGTCGCCCAGGTACAGGCCGAAGCCGCGCAGGCTGTAGGCGGTAGCGCTGTCGTCGCGGATCGTGACGTGCAGCGTGTCATCTCCCACGGCCTTGCCGCCGAAAGTGGTGACCCGCTTGATCTCGCCGGGCAGGGCGGTCAGCCCCGCCGTCGGCGTGAATGCCGTGGACGTCAGGCCGATCTCGGTGATCAGCACGGCACTGGTGCCGGTGTTGGGTGGATTGACCAGCTTGGCAAAGCCGGCGTCGGTGATTTTCAAGCGCATGCGGGGGTTACTCTCCGATCAGTTGGATGCGGCGGAAGGTGGTGCCCTGGGCGCCGACAAGTGCACCGATACCGGCGCTGGCCTGCATGCCCTGGGTGAAGGTGAAGTGCGATCGCACCGGCTTGGTCCGGCTGATCTCGCTGATCACGTCGTCGACGAACTTGGCGGTGGCGGTCTCGCCGCCCTGGTTGGCGATGGTCATCACCGCTTCGAAGGTGTGCGGTGCACCCAGCGGCTGCATCTCCCACCATTCGCGGATCAGGATCGAGCCACCAAAAGCGGCCACCACGTCGCGCACGCTGCCCCAGGTGCCCTTCCGGCGCTGGATGGCGATCGCGGCGCGTACGCGTGCACGCTTCACCGTCTCCGGCCAGTAGGCTTTCCATTCGTCCACGGACAAGGCCCAGGCCAGCCAGGGCAGCAAGGCGGTCGGACAGCGGTCGGCATCCCACAGTGCGGTGATGTCTACCGGCAGCGGACGGGCGACGATGGCGCGGGCCAGTCCACGTTCGGCGTGGGTGGCATTGGGGGGCAGCAGGTTGGGGGCACGCGGAACCGCGATCTGCGCATCGCCCTCGATCAGCGTGCCGGGTGCCGGGGCGGCCGACAGGATGACCGTGGCGCCGCTGATGGCAACATCGCGCAACCGCTGCCGTCCTTGCTGGTCGGTGCGGTACACCGCCTGCAGGGTCGCCAGTGCACCACCGGGGTGACGGAAGGTACGGTTCTGCCCATCAATGGCGCCGCGGAGGCGCGCGCTGATCAGGCGCGTGGTGTCGTCACTCATCATTGCCGCCATGGGTCAGCGTGATGCTGGTGCAGTGCGTGGCCTGGGTACGATCAACCACGATGTCTTTGGCCGGGTTGGTGATCTCCACGCGCTGTACGCCCTCGGCATGCAGTGCGGCGAACAGTCCCGAACGGGTGACGTCACGGCCGAGCCGATGCGATTCGCTGATGTAGCGGTCAAGGCGGGTGCGCGCTTCGGCCAGCACGACCTGCGAATCGGGGCCGGCAAAGGTGAAAAGTGCGGCGTCGACCGTGTAGTTGATGATGGCAGCGGGTTTAACCACTACGTGATCGGTCAGTGGTCGCACGTCATCCGCACTCAGCTTTGCGTCGACGATATCGAGCAGACCCTGGGAAGCGGTGCCGTCGCCTTCGCGTGAAAGCACAGAAACCACTACCTCGCCAGGGGAGGGACTGGTTGCGCTGGCGTCCAGCACACGGGCGTCGGCGCTCAGCGCGTGGAAGATGTAGGCACCCTCCGGCCCGGCCACACTGAAGCCTTCCGGCCCCAGCTGGATGCGGCGTCGGAAATCCTCGTCACTTTCGTAGCGCGGCGGAATGCCTTGCTGCGGCTTGCCCGGGTCCAGCACCTGGCGGGCGATGCCGAAGATCGCAGCCAGATGGTCCAGATCGTTGCCGGTGGCATATGCGAGCATCACGCCACGTGCGGCATCGTTGACTCGCTGGCGATCGAGCAGGCGCAGGTAGGTGCAGACCTCGAGGATCTTGAAGGCCGGGTCCGACGGCAACAACGCGTCGAAGGTAGGATCCAGGGCCTGAAGCGCGGTCAGCGATTCATCGAACATGGCTTCGAAATCGAGCACTTCGATGACCGCCGGTGCAGGCAGCTGGGACAGATTGACACTGGTGAACGAGCCGGATGCCACGGTTAGCGAACCTCGATTCCTTCGATGGTGATGGCCTCGCCGTCCGGCAGGTGGATCCCGGTCACTGCCAGGATCATCACACCGGGGGCGGGGAGGGAGACGTCGACGTTCTCGACGTGAAGCCGCGGCTCCCATCGCGCGAGTGCGTCGACGGTGGCCGCGATCAGGTCCATGCGCAGCGAGCGGTTGGTCGGCGCATCGATCAGTTCGAACACGCGCGAGCCGTATTCGCGGCGCAGTACGCGGGAGCCAAGGGGCGTGGTGAGAATGTCACGCACGGACTGGTGCAGATGGGCGAGCCCATCCAGTGATTTGCCGGTGTTGGCGTCGATTCCTCGCATGGCCTCTATCGTCGTGGAGTGCGGGTTTTCAGGGCATTGCAGGCGTGGCCGATCAGGCCTGCGCCGGCGTGGTGGGAGCGGTCGGCCCCTGCGCGGTGTGCTTGTGTGCCTTCAGCCCGATGGCACCTGCCTTGATCTCGGCGGGGGTGCTGATGTCCTTGCCCGCACTGATCGCGCCGGTGACGTCCAGGTTGCCAGTCGCCTTGATCGACGGCGTATCGAGCACGATCGATTCGCTGGCGATCACCTGTGCACTTTCACAGGTGACAATCACCTTGCCGCTGCCAACATGGACGTTGAGCGTGGCGGTTTCCCGGTCGTACTCGACGATGCTGCCGTCGGCGTACTCGGTACGCTGCCGAAGTCGCGAGTCTGCGGGCGCCGGGAACCGGTCCTGATACAGGCTGCCGAGCACGAGTGCCTGGCCGGGGTCTCCATAGGGACAGGCGAGTACCACCTGCTCGCCGGGTTCGGGGGCACACCAGCTGCGCACCCCGGGTCCGGCCCGGCGTTCCAGCCAGGGAATCCAGTCGGTGAGCATGCCATCTGCGTCCACGCGCACGCGGCCGCCCGCTTCGTCCAGCTCGCGCACGACACCGATCATCAGCAGGTTGCCGATCAAACGTGCGTGTTCGGCGCTCATGGCGCGCGTTCCGGCAGGGGCTGGTAGCGCGCCACATGGGCACGGCCGATCTCTGGCGCGAAGCTGTAGGACGCCTGTGGCACTACGCCTCCTTCATCGTCCCAGGCGTTGTCGCCCAGCGCGACCGGCAGTGACCATTCGACGACCCAGCTGCGCAGGCCGGCCTGTGCGGTTGCGGCGTCTTCGGGCAGGGCAGCGATCACGTCGATCGCACCGCTGGAGGCACCGTGGAAGCGGCCGAGCTGGTGCAGCCAGGTGGCCAGTGCAACTGCGGCATTACGCAGTTGCAGCGCGCCGGCGGTGCTACCGGCTGCCACGACGATGCGTGCCTCGAAACGCAGCACCGCCTGCAGCAATCCGCTGCCGTCATTGCCTTCCCGGCTGCGGTCACAGCGGGTCAGTGCCAGCAGGCAGGCCGGTGTGGGCATCCCTTCGGTGCTGGCCTCGCGATAGAACTCGATGGTTGCGAAGTCAGGAAAGCGTGTGCGGATGGCGGCTTCGATGGCGCCGTGCAGTGTGTCGAGCGTCGGAAAGGGGGAGTCAGTCGCCATATCAGCTCATGTAGTGAATGTTGGAAGGGCGTGGCCGCGGGGCACGCGCGGTCTGCAGCCAGTGTTGCCATCACCGGATGGGCACGGCATTGCAGGCGTGGCCGCCCGCAGCGGGCTCAGAAGGCCGGCGCGGCGCCGTGGTTGTTGCCGGTGGCGACGCCGCAGCCTGGAGGCGCTACCGGTGCCGAGCCGTTGAGGGTGATGCCGCGCTGACTGCCGAGGCTGCACAGCAGCGCTCGCAGTTGATCGGCCAGCGCGTGGTACTGCCGCGCGACCGCAACGTGATTGCGCAGCAGTGCATCATCAGTAGCCGCCTGCAGGTCCGGCAGCTCGTCCGGCGCACGCAACTGCGCCGGTGCGATGCTGAGATCAACGAGGCAGGGCGCGGCCGGCGTTGGCTTCGCGCCAGATGCGCACGAACTCAGCATCAGCGTCGCCGCGATCACGGCCAGGCGTCTTGGCATGGGTCTCGATGTCCTGTTGCAGGGTGTTGAACTGCTGGGTGCGCTGGGCCTGCGTGGCCAAGCGCTGCGATTCGGCCCGAGCACCGGCGCGGGCGTTGGCGAGGTCCTGCTGATGGGCGGCCTGCACCGAGTCAGCGCGTGATGCCTGCTGTGCGGCCTGGGCGCTGGCGCCGGCGAGGTCTGCGCTGCGGTCCCGTAGCGTCCACCCCAGCCAGGCGCAGCCTGCGTGGCTTCCGGCAAGCACCAGTAGGCCGATTCGGAACCGCAGGGCGAGGGGCGTCATTGCAGGGCTCCGCCGGCGGCGCGGTAGGCCACGCGCAGTGTTTCCAGCGCATGTTCCTTCTGCCCATAGCCGGCACCGGGCAGCGACGCCCAGGTCCGCCGGGCCGCGCTGACGGCGGCATCGAAACGTCCCAGCCGGGTCAGCTCGTAGGCCCCGCACTGCTTGAGCAGGGCGACCGCCGCGCGATCCTGCGAGACCGGGCCGAAATCGGGCAGGCCGAGGCGCGCACGCAGGTCGTCCCAGGTGCTGCGAAGAAACTGGTAGCGGCCGGCGGCGCTGGATTTGATGCCATAGCGTGGCAGCGACACCAGCACGCGGGGATGGTCGCGGTAGTCGTTGAACAGTTGGCCTCCGACGATCACGTCGTAGCCACGGTCACGCGAGCGCTGGCTGGGGATGTCGGTGCCTTCGGACACGGCCAGCATGTCCAGGAATGCGGCCACATTGGCGCCGCCGAGGGCGCTGGCTGCGGCGGCGGTCATGCGGCGGCTCCCGGCTGCTTGCGCACCAGCGCGAGCAGCGCATCTATCTGCACGCTCTGCTGGACGATCTGTGCGCGCAGGGCGCTGACCTCGCCGCGCAGCTGGCCGATCTCCTGCGCCATTGCCTCGCGTTCGTGCATCAGGCCGTCGGCGCGGGTGCGTTCGGCGGCAAGCTGCTCCTGCAGGGCGCGCAGCGTGTTGCTGGTGGCTTCGTCGGCGGTACGGTCGACCTTGGCCGACGACAACCATTGGCGCAGCCACAGCGATACCGCGATCAACACGCCCGAGGTTCCCCCCAGGTATTTGGCCCAGTCCGGTACACCAGCCAGCAGGTCACTTTCGTTCATGCGCGCGCGTATCCCTTGAGCAGGGCCGGGTGGACCGCCGGCGGTGGCGCGGAGCGGGCACCGCGCAGGGCGCGCTTGATGGTGGTCTGCGAGACACCGAACTCACGTGCCACGTGTTCGCGCGGCATGCCGCTGGCCACGGCACGCGCGATCTGCTCGCGGCGTTCGTGCGCGCCGGCGGCGAAGCAGGATGCCAGGAACAGCAGCTCGCCACCGAAGTGCGCGACCAGCCGCTGGGCGACGTCGTGGCCGAGGATGTCGATCAGGCGATGCTGGTCGGGCAGGGTGGAGGGGACGTAGACGATGACGCGGTGACGGCCGGTGGTGCTGGAGGTGGTCGGCGGCCACGCACGCACCAGCGTGAGGGCTGCGGATTCGCCGATGACCTCGGCCAGGGTCTGGATGCTCTCGGGCAGGGCGTTCATGGAGGATGTCTTCAGTGGCATTGATCTCCACTGTTGCCATCCCGCCCTTTCAGTCAACACCTTTCATCTACTTTCGGATATGCGTGCTGAAGACATTCAGCGGCGCCGCGAGGACGGGTGATGAGTGCTGCAGGGCGCGGTGCGATGTATTGCAATCGCTGGCTGTTGCCACCGATGTTTTCCCCTCCTTTCGTACTCGTGGTCCTCACAGGGCGGAAGGAAGAGCAGATCAAGGAGATGCGGCAGGTACAGGGTGAGGACGACGCCCCGTGGCCCGTCCTCATGCAGGCGAGCGGGCCCTGAAACGAAGAAGCCCCGGACGATGCCGGGGCTTCAGGACTGCAGGTGGAGCTGGATCAAAGGTCGAACACCAGGTTGCCGCCGGTCTTGCGCGGGATGTAGCCCGCGTCGCGCAGCCAGCGGGCTGCGTTGACCTGGTCCATGCGCTTGACCGGGAAGCGGTTGGCGAACATCAGGAAACGCGCCACGGTGATTGACTCGCCCTTGCCCTTCAAGGCCGCGAGGGTCTCGGTGAACCACGGTGCGGGCGGCTGCTGGTTGCCGGGGCGTGCGGCGGTCCGCACCTGCCTGACGCTGCCGGTGCCCGCCTGGGCGTTGGCCTGCGAGCACAGCGAGATGAAGATCGCGTCCAGGCTCACGGTGTCCTTGCCGCCCTTGGGCTGGGACTTGAACAACTCGATGGCCTTCAGGCGCGTCGACGTGAACTGTTCGACCTCCATGGCATTTCCTCTTTGCGAACGGGGTTGGGGATGCAGGGTGACAACAGGTGTCGTCGGTGATGGGGAACGACCTTACATCATTTTCGCCGACGATGGGTCGGAACCTGCGGGCGGGACAGGGCGCGCGGCAGGGCAACGCGGCCCTGCTCCAGGCTCAGATCACGCCGCGCGACAGCAGCTGGTCCAGCGTCCTGCGCACCAGATCGGCCTGGCTACCGTCGTTGCTCACCTCGATGTCGATCAGTTCATCGGGCAGTGGCTGCTCGCTGGTGTGGGTCTCATGGATACCATGGCCCGGGCGGTTGACGCGGATCACGACACCGCCGCGGCGGCGGATCGCATGGGCTTCATTGGCGAAGCGAACATCAGGTACCAGGCCGCCCGCCGGCAGGCGTGCGAACAGCGAACGTACCCACAGCTCGGGATGGACGCGATCACGCCCCCATTCGATGCCGGCGGCCTGCATCAGGTGGCGTGGAGTGAATTCAGCCAGCCAGTCGATGGCGTCCTCCTTGCGGCTGTCCAGTTCACGCAGCGACAACCCGAGGAGGGAGGCGACGAACTGCCGCAGCGGGGCGGCGAAGCTGTCGCAGGGTAGTGCCAGTGCCGAGGCCAGTCCGTTGGCGAGGGTGTCCTTGCCGGCCCGCCTGCCGCCGGCGATGCCGATATAGAGCGGAGGACGTGCTTGCGGAGCCGTTCGCAGCGCGATGCTGCCCAGAGCGGGGCCGGTACGGAACGCAGCCAGCGAGTCGGCAATCATGCGATGGCCGCTGTCGAGGGAGGCGGGAATCATGCGGAATCTACTCCTGGAGGAATTCGGCAGTGCGGGCGGGTCAGGAATCGCGACCGGCCGTGCTGCGCGCGCGCAGGATGCGCTGGGTGATGCGGCCACCGCGGGCAGCCGCCGCGATCGGGTCGAAGCTCAGCATGGCGGAACGTGTACGGCGGCCGGCAGCAAGGTGGTCGCGGATGGTGCGTTCGGAAAGCACCGGTACCCGCTGGTGGATCTGCTGCACGGTCAGCTGCTCACCTTCGAAGGCATGCAGTCGGGGACGAGGCATGGCGGAGGCGCTCCTGGAAGGTGGCGAAGCCGATACGGACATCTTGCCCCTATGCACCGCTCCAGTCAACACCTTTCATCTACTATCATCCTGATGGGGCGAGGCGAAACTCAGCGCTGCCGCCGCCGATCTGATGGCCGTCATGGATTCATGGCATCAGAACGGACCGGCTGCGTGCCCGGCGAGGCTGAGCTTTCGCGGTGGCATCAACCAGACCTTGGCCCGTTCCTTGCCGACCACCTTCGTGCGCACATCATGGCGCTTGACCACATAGGCGGCGGCCTCGTTGACCTCGCGGCGGTTCGGCTTGTCGATGCCGACCGCGATGACAATCTCGGTGGCACGGTACTGTGCGCTCCACTGCGCGGCAGGGACGGACCAGTCGAAGTAGCGGTCGATCAGCTCGGCGATCGGAGAGATCGGTTCGTGCTCGCTGTTGGTGGCGTTCAGCGCATCCAGTTCCTCGCTGGACAGGTGCCAGGTCTCGCCGTCGCAGTAGAGCGCATGGGCTTCGGCCCACACCTGCTGCATGTCGATCCGTGCCGGTTCGCCCAGGCCCACGGCATGCACGGTCCACCAGCGGGTGTTGCCGGTGGCGTCGCGCAGGAAGCGCTCGTCATTCACGCTGGCGAACAGGATGGTGCGCCGCGCATAGCGGGATTCCGTGCGCGCATACGGGCGGCGGATCTCGTCGTGGCTGCGCGAGATGAACGACTTCAGCGCAGCGATATCGGTGCGACGGAACGTGGCGTCGACTTCGCCCAGTTCCACGATCCACTTGGAGATGACCTGTTTGATGCTGTCCTTGTTGGCCGGATCGAGCACCACGCCATCGGCGATCAACTGCAGCTCGGCCGGTGCCAGTTGCCGTGCCCAGCGCGTCTTGCCCAGGTTCTGCTTCGAAACGAAGGTCAGCACACCACGCGCCACAACGCCGTCCGGCTCGAACGCAGCGGCCACGCCGGAGATCAGCCATCGCCGCATCAGCACTTCCTTCAGGATGCGTCCGTCGCCCATGCGCGTGGGTTGGGCTTCCTGCACGGTATCGAAGAACGCCTGCAGGCGGGACTGGCCATCCCAGGGCCGTGAGGTGATCCAGCTGGCAACAGGGTTGTACGGATTGGCCTCGGCGACCTGGCACAGGTTGGTCTCGAAACTGGCGATGGCCATGCCGGCGCGGTGCATGCAGTCCATCACTTCGCCGGCGGCGACCTCCTTGGCGTTGTCGACCGTGCTCTGCAGCCCCGGGACCAGGATCTCCAGATCCTTGCGGATGACGTTGTAGCGCACGGTGACGCCGGTGCGCCGGCACAGCTCGGCCAGATTGCGCGCGGTCGGCAGCGGGCGTCCGCGCGCGCTGGTGTCGGGGAACGGAGTAAAGGCATCGAATGCGGACAGGTTGCCGGGTACCTGGTAGCGTGCGTTGGACGACGATGGCACATCCTCTTCCGCAGTGTCCTCCTCGGTAATGGCAGGCGGCCGAGGGAGCAGTTGGGTGCGCACTGCCTCCAGCCCTTCGCGCAGGTGCAGATCGTTGAAGTCGGTCGGGCGGTCATCGTCGTCGTGCAGCGCGGCGAACTCGGGCCACACCACGCGCGCGTCGATCTCTGCGGCGGCGCGAGTGGCGCGGGTGACACCGGGATTGTCCAGCGGTTGCCGGGTCCATCGGTCGTTGTCGGCACAGATGACGAAGGAGGCATCGGGAACCGCGCTGCGCCAGGCACGGGCGACCGCAGCGAGATTGCCTGCGTCCCAAGCCACCACCACGCACCCGCCCGTGGCCTGGTGGATTGACGCCGCCGTGGCGTAACCCTCGGCGATGGCGATCGGCTGTCCAGGCAGCGGCTTGCCAATGACATGGAAGCAGCCCTGTTTGCGGCCTCCGCTGAGAAAGTCCTTGTCGCGGCCGAGTGCCGGATCCGTACGCGGAAAGATCGCCTGCAGCGAGACGGTCCGGCCCGTGGCGTTCATCACCGGCACCAGCAGGGCATTGTCGATGTAGCGGAAGACCAGGCCGTCGCTGTTGCGCACGGGCCATGCCGCCACACGCAGCGCATGCGCGTGGATGCCCTTGCGCATCAGGTAGGGATGGTGCGCGTCTGCGGGCAGGGCGCGGTTCCACAATACGTTGGCGGCCTTGGCTGCGGCCTCCTCTCGTTCGCGCTGCTGCCGTTCCCGTTCGGTACGGGCGACTTCCTGGCGTTGCCGGATCGCGCGCTGTTCGGCAGCACTCAGTGTGGTTTCCGGCTTCGCACACCAGGCATGGCGGCTGCCAGTGCGCCAGCTGCCGAACTCACCGGCCGGCACGTGGTCTCCGAACAACACGGCCCAGCCATTGCGCGTGCCGCGACGGTCGCCTTCCACATGGAAGCGCACCAGCTTGCCATCGGCGTTGAGCGCGTCGCGGCCACGTGCATCCGGCACGATGCCGTGCGCGTGCATGGCCTTCAGGAACGCCGGAACGATGTCCTGCGCTGGGTGCGGTGCGTGCATTCGACGGGGCCCCTTTGAAACGTGGATCGGTCCACCGCAGCGGGTAGTGGCCAATGCGCTGTGCAATGCCTGCCGTATGCAGGCCACGCGACGGCGGACCAACGCGACGTGGCCAGGGCAAGGTGGAGGGAGATGACGTGATCATGGTGTCGGAAAGGGGTGCTATTTGCAACACCTTCCCGTACCTTTCATCCCTGATCCGGATGAAGACGATCAGCGGGCGAAGGATCTGCGATGACGTTCGCAGATCGTCGCCTGCGCGACGTTGCGTCGCAGTTGGCGAGAACCGCTTTTCCGATGATGCGATCGCCGTCAGAGACGGCCCCTCGTTTGAGCCCATCGCCCCTCGCGGCACCCATGCACAAGGAGCCTGCATGTCTGAAATCCATTGCAACTGCGAACGCCGATCCGATGCCGAGCCCGCGTTTTCCACTGTCGTCGCGGCGTTCTCAATCGGTGCGACCACCCCCCGATAAAATACAGCTGGCATGACGGACACCATCGACGAAGCGCAGGAATTTGAAGCGCGCCATCTGCAACGCGCATTGGCCCGGCACGCAACGCGGGCCAGGAACGTTGCTCCTCTCTCACCCATAGGGGAATGCCACAACCCGGACTGCAGCGAAGACTTCGACAACGATCCGGCCAGGCTGTTCTGTGGGCCTGCCTGTGCCGAGCGTTTCGAAGCCATCCATCAACACCGCAACGCATAG